CAGCATGCCCAAACTATCAATGATAAACAATACCTTAGGACGCTCTCCATCTGGTAATGCTTTATAGTCGCTCATGAATGTGGAGATAGTCTTAGCAACATCATCAATCATACTCATGCTAAGTTTTAGCAGTTTATCCTCACTGGTATCCACACCTAGTGCTAAAAGCCATTGCTCGTCCAATGCATTTTCACTGTCAATCATCACAACAAAGATGCCTTGCTCTTGGGCACTCTTAGCAATGTTGCCTGATACAAAGTAACTTTTACCTGCACCCGACTCACCTGCAAAAACTGTAACCTTGCCCAGTGGCACACCCTTGTGGAAGTCTCCTGAGATAAGATAGTTCAGTGCATAGTTGCCTGTGCTGATCCAATCTGTAGGATCATTGAACCCGATGCTGAGTCCATCAATGCTTTTTGTAATGTCCTTGCGGAACTTTGCTACGTCAAATGGTTTTGCCATATTTCACCTTGTTAAAAGAAACGGGCACAAGATTGCCTTGTGCCCTTGTATATATTATGATTGCTGTTGTCTGCTACGAATCATCGCAAGGATGTCTTCAGCCTTTTGATTGCTTGCTGGTGCTTCAGTTTGCACTGGTGCCTCAGCAACAGGGGCTGACTCAGCGGCCGACTCTGCCACAGGGGGCATTGGTGCAGGAGTCGGCGTTGGAGTTGCTTCCGCTACAGGAGTGCTTACTGATCCAGAGCCATTAATTGGAGCAGTTACAGGAGCACTATAACCCGCAGGACGGAAGTAAGATCCCCAACGTTCTGGGTCATAAGGTTGCCCGTCTACACTGGCTTCGAACATTTCTTGCATGATCTTCAGCTCTTCTTCACTTGGACGCTTAGGAAGGAAATCGTTCAAGTTGTACAAGCAATGATCGTTTACTGCTTGAAGTTCTTCTACAGTCAGTGCAGTTTCTTTACGGGCCCACTTACTGGTTGAGTAGTCTGCGTATCCGCCTTTGCTTGTTTTGCTTACACGGAAGTCAAGACCACGTTCATAGTCTGTTGGCAGTTCTTCCAACTCAGGATCCATCAATGCTGACTTGATGATTTGGAAAATCTGCGGACCAATGATAAATCTGCGGATTGGGTTTGCTGGAGTGTTGTCGTCGGAGATAGCATTCTCACGAACAAAGCCTTGCATGATATAACTACGCTTTTTCCAATACTTACGACCCATGTCTTCAAGACTTGCGTCCTTGAACCATGTGCGTACTTCTGCAAGGATAGGGCATGATTCACCCCACATTTCGACACAAGGTACTTGTACCATTGTGTTGCGAGAGTCCATCTCGCCTTTGATGCCATTGAATGGCAGTTTGATCATTGCACGTTCTACCCAAAAGAACGTGTTGTTGTTATCCCCATCAGGAAGGAAGCGAAGCAGTGAAGAGTCACCTTCGTTCATGTTCCAATGTGGGTAAATTGCGTTGTCGCCGCCTGCGGTTGAAGTGCCTTGTCTGCTCTCTGCGGCTGAGAGTCTAGCACGAATTTCTGCTAAAGATGCCATGTTAGTTTTTCCTTTGCCTATCTAAATGCCTACGAGTAGCAACTACTACTCTGTGTTTTGCCTAAATGCATAACACTGCTATAGTGTATGCATTTTTATTTAGTATGTCAACGCAAAAGGGTAACTTTTATGGCTCTTTTTGAATTATTTGGTTAGTTGCAAAATCCGTGCTAATTCTGCTTCTAACATAGGATCACGCTCTGCTTTAAGTGCTTGTTTTCCTGTATCAATGTCAACTACTTCTTCTACAGCATTACAGTCACAATGTTTGCAGTCTGGTGAACAAGTGCAATCTTCAGCTTTCACATCTGCACCGCAACATTGATCAGAACAATAACCCGCTTTTGCTTCTTCTAGTTGCTCATCTTCTTCAGGTTCTTCCTGTGTTGGATCTTCATTGATTAGATCGTCTACCCAACGCTCAAAAATATCTGCTTCTTTCATGTTAGTTTCCTGAATCTTTGCTAGTAGTGGAAGAGCTTGTTCAACCCTCTCGTCTAGACTTTGCTGTATAAACAGTTCACGCACAGCATCAACTGTTTCATCTAAATCTGTGATTGTAATAGGATCATATGCTTCAAGCTCTTCGTGATAGCCTCTGCGTCCAATCATACGTTTTGCTTTTCTTTTCAGTGCTGAATAGTGATTCACTGCTTGCTCAACTAGTTCGCCTGCTTCACCTGAATAATCTTTATTCTTGCTTGCCCTTACAAATCTTTGTAGTGTTGCCATTTCAGCCATCATTTCAACAATGTGCTGTCCAAAAGCATCATATGGATTACCGCCTTCTGCAACGTGACGTGCCATTGCTTTACCACCAGTGAGACTGGTAAATGGCAGTTTAAAACGTTCGCCCTCTTGGGTTTGTACAAACAGTGTTTTTACATTGCGAAAACGTGCATCATCCTCTCCAAGAGGACGGCTGTGTTTGATAATAAGTTTGGTTTCCATGGGCTGGTTACTGTAACTGGTTTTAGTTGTGCCGTAGTAGCCTTCTAATAATGTGCCTTCTGTCATTGCAGCCATGGTTTTCATGTTGTACTTCAATTTACTCATGTTGTTTAAACTAAATGTAAGCAAATTTTTCTTAGCCAAGTTTCTCAATAGGTACAGAAAATCGTACCAATCATTTTTATCATCAGATTCCATGGTACGTCCTACGTTATCACCGTAATAGACTTCCATGTTATTTTCGCTGTCAATAAGGATTACCATTGTGCCGTAATTTTTGTGTTCAGTCTTGTACTCAAAACTAAACAGGTCAGCCTCGTCTGCACTCGTAACTTCTTTACCCATTAGGTCTAAAGCCTTGGGATCCAAGTCCTTGCTGATTAACATATCATATAGTTGTTGTGATGTTGAATTAGTTGCCATATGCTTATTTATTAGAACATTGCCACAAACGGCATAGGTTCTATGCTATTATCCTCATGGTCTGTCATTTGTCCATCCAACTCTTGATGGTAACTTTGTAGCACCTGCATCATACGCACTGCTAGTACAGTAGACATAACAAGATCGTCTGTCTCTCCAGGCTTAGCGGCATAACTTGTTCCGTGTGCAACAAAGTTTTTGAGTTCACTAATCAATGGACGGCTGAATATTGTCATACGATTAGTTTCAATAAGGTTTTTTAGTTTAGCACAAGCGGCAAGTTTTGGCTTGTGTGTAGTATTGAAGCCTTTGCGACCTCGACCGCTTTTTGGATCACTCAAAAAATAACCTTGGATATTTTCTTCTCCATAGTCACGTATACTAATAAGTGAGGCCTCGCCAATGGTATTATTTTCAACGGTGTAGTAAACGCTTTGTACATCCTGTACAATGTCATGAATGTGCTTGCAAATGTCTGCAAGGATACGAATCTGCTCTGGAATAGTTGTACGATTGTGCCGCCACTCAGCAACTTGTTCGGTAGTATTAGCTTCCCATACCTGTATTGCACTAGGATCGCCGCCGGTACCAAGACTTGGATCGAGTGCAACTACATAAATTTTTCCTGGTTGAGGTGTTTTATACCAACGCACTTGTCCAGTTTTATATGCAGGCTCTATGCCTTCTAGTTCAATAAGTTTTGCTGGAGCAATAAGTGTTTCGTCATTGATAATAAATTCACAGTTCATTTCGCGACGGAAACGGTCTACACCCAATATGTTACGTTGTTCTTCTGCCCATTGTTCATCTCTATCAGGATGTTCTTCCCAATAAGCTCGAAATGCTTTAAATCCATTAACACCAAGTTCAGTTTCGTTACCATACTGATCCTCTGTTTTGTTTGCACCCTTCCATATAAAAGCAAATTGATCTTCATCGCTGTTTGGTGTGCTGGTAATGATTGCTCCACCACCTGTTGACAGTGTAGGTGAAATTGAAGTCCAAAACTCACGGGCAATGGTAGGACGCACAAATGCAAACTCATCACAGTACAGCAATGTAATACTCATGCCTCGTCCAGTGTTTTCTGTGGTGGTTTGTGCAACGATTCGACTGCCGTTGTCAAACTCTATACTGCCTTTGTTATAACTAACAACGCCTGCTCTAATATGATCAGGACATGCTTCATAAGCATAACGAACTCGTTGCATGATTTCCTGCGCACCTGCATATTTGTGTGCGGCTACCAGGATGGTACTGTCTGGTTTAAACATTGCAAACCATAGCAAATAGCCAGCGGCACTGGTTGATTTACCTGTCTGCCGTGGCATCATACTAATGCTGTATCTGTAGTTGTGATAAGTGCTGATAAGTCTAGTTTGAAAGTCATAGGGTTGATACAACATCTTGCCTTGCACTGGATGCTGGATGTAA